TAGAAAAATTTATCAGAAGTGAATTAATGATGAGTGTTGTATTTAATATTATGGGTGGCGAAGTCTTTGCTCCTGCAATCTATAATACAGAATTAAATCACGCATATAAAACTTTATCAAAAGGCATACAAATGATATGCAAACGCTATGATAAAAAATTAAAAATTAATTGGGTTAGTAATTTGGTTATGAGTGATGAAGGTAATGAGTTATTAAGAGATTTATTAAGTTGGTCTGAACAGGAAGGTATTGAAGCAACAATGACTACTAGTTATGACCCGAGAGGAAGATTTAACGAAAAAGATTTAGAACGATTTAAACAACAAGTAATCTATTGGGGAAAAGAAATAAAATCTTTTTCAATGTTAATAACTAAACCAATGATAAAGTTTCATTTGGAAAAAGGCGATCCATACTTCAAACATTTATATGATGAAGGTTATGAGATTTATTTTGATTATTATACACCAGACCAACACGCTAAAGTCTTTATGCCTAGCGATACGGAGTTATTAAAGTTCTTTAAGTATATAATAGATAACTATCCACAATGTTCGCCTGTAAGAGAATGGATATTTAAGAAAAGAAATTACGCTAGTTGTAGAACAAGTAAATTAATATTACAAGACAATACATTATGTCAATGTGGTAATCTTGTACAGGACCCAAAAGATATAGTAGCATATGCTTCGCCTATAAAGAAAAGAGACAATTCAATTATTGAAAATAAATTTTTAGAAAAATATAATTGTGCTAGTTGTGAATTTTTGGATAGATGTACTTTAGGATGCTTTATGAACCACGATTATAAATGGAGGGAAGAATTGGATGAGTGTGTTTACAAACTTACGCACAGATATATTGAAAATGTACGAGTACAAAGAAACTTTATCGCAACCTGATATTTCAAAACTAAAAATTAATAATACAGATATTGAAATTCAGTTAGATAAGTTTCCTATACAAACTCCGTTTATACCTAGAATAGATAGTAGACAAGCACATTTATTTTTATGGTTAGGTAAGAAAGAAGAAGACATTGAAACATATAACCTTGCACAAAAGAATATTGGTGAAAAGATGTGGGTACATAATAAAACACCTAATACTTTTATAAAAGGTGTAGGTATGTTTCATATCTATGATGATTATGTTATAGTAGGCTCTTTAAAGTACCCTGGTTATATGAGAAGTAAAAGCGCAATAGAAAGAAGACGATTGATAAGAACAATGTGGTGTGAAACAATTAATATATTTAAAGATAGAAAGATATTATGTCCTTCTGGTTCTTATTTTGATTACTTACACTTATCTATGAACCAAATGAAAGCACAAAAAGAACCTTACCATAGAGAGATAATGCAACAATTTGGTTTTGAAAAAGATGTAGTATATGACCACTTTTGGATTAGAGATAAAGAAACAACAACTGGTTTGAATTGGATAAATTATGCAAATTAGGTTTACAGATACAATAGATGTATTAGATAATTTCTTAACTGATAAAGAGTTAATAAATCAGTTAAAAGAAGAAAGTAAAATTAATACTACAATTAAAGGACAAGATACATTTAATTTTACACCTTGTCAAAAGAAGTTTTGGGAAATTGCAAATGTAACTATAGTAAATTATTGTCTTTCAAACAATATAGACTATAATAATATAGAGTTATCTAATTTTCAAAAAGGTAGATTAAAGAAGTACGACCAATCTAGTGTGACCAATCATCTATATGAACCACACCACGATAAGGTTGAAGGTGCTTTAATTTCTGCAATCTATTATATAGAAAGTGATTATACACCTGAAAAATGGGTAGGTGGTGAATTAAGTATATACAAAAATTTAACTTTTGCTGAATACCCTTATAATACCGTAAACATAGAACCTGTAGCTAATAGACTGATAATATTTCCTGGGTTTCTAGTACATAGAGTTAAACCATACTTTGGAATAAATCCGAGAACATCTTTAGTATTAGGATGGGAAGTAAAAGACCAACCAAAGACTGAACCAATAATAGTGTAATGGACTTAATAATTAAACCAACTGAATTGTGTAATTTCAAATGTACTTTTTGCTCAAGTACACAATTGACTAATGAGAAAAAGAATTGGTTAAAACACGAACAAATATTTGAATTTCTAACAAGATTTCCACAAACTAAAACTATCATAGTAAATGGTGGGGATCCTTTGATGATGGAACCTGAATACTATTGGAAGATTATTAGATGGTTAGATGAAAGAGAATATACTACTTCACTTGCACTAACAACAAACTTATGGCCGTTTTATAAGAAACCTAGTTTATGGGTTGACTTATTTAATAACGATAGAATAGGAGTAACTACTTCTTTTCAATATGGTGGGGGAAGATTAAAAGGTGATTATTCTGAATTTACAGAAGAAGACTTTTGGTTATGTTCAGACGCAATGAAAAAGTATGTTGGTTATAGACCAGATTTTATTTCAGTTATTACTAAAGAGAACGAACACAACGCAATTAAAAATGTTAAACTTGCAAAGTATATGTCAGAAGATAAAAAACCTGAAGGAACTTTACATACTTTTTGGAGAGAAGAGAAGACAGGTGTTGAGTGTAAGTTAAATTATGCAATGATGAGTGGTGAACAAAAAGAACCATTTTTATTATCAGATATATATAATATATACACTAAAATTTATTTAGAAGGTTTAGCACCTTGGGAGTTTAATACAAAACAAATGATGTTGAGTATTAAAGATTGTTCTACTACTTGTCCTTTAAGTAGAAAGTGTGATGAAGGTATAAGATGTTTACAACCAGATGGAGATTATTATAGTTGTGGTGCTTTCGGTGATGATAAAGATAAAGAGATAGATTTTAAAAAAGAAATGAAAGGTGAGTTTTTTACACCATTACAAGATGATGTTTCATTAATAAGTATGAAAAAATCTTGTTTTAGTTGTCCAATGTTTAATATATGTAATGGTTGTAGAAAGACAATAAAAGATTATCAACGAGCAGGAGTAATAGAGAAACATTGTGAGAAAATGAAAAGATTAGGACCTGCAATATTAAAAGCAAATGGAAGTAATTTACAAATGACACCATATATAAGTGAAGCATAAATGAGAAGAAGTCATTCCAATATAGAAAATGTTTTAATTAATGGAGTTTGGCCTACTTTGGATCCAGTACCATTTAGATTTTTTGATGGTATTGAAATACCATTTAAAGCACAAGATGGATATAAAGTGGCAGTACATACACCAGATGTTGAGAAAGCTCTCAAAATGTGCCATACTTATTTAGGTGATAAATATATTAGTCAATTGTCTGGTAAGTTTAACTTATATGGACAACCAGAAATTATTAATGGAGTAGACAAAGGTTCGTTAAATTGGCATAATGATTTGAAAGAAGGAGCAAATGTAGCAGCTCTTATGTATTTTACTGGAGCTAGTAATCCTGATACTGGAGGACATTTAGAAGTAAGAACTGCTGAGACAAAACAATTATCTGCTTTTTTATATCCTGGTAAGTGTGATGTTATATTATTAAATCACAAAAGTACTTGGGAACATAAAATTGGAGAGTTTAAAGAAGCTGGGGTTGAAAGACTTACTGGTTATTTTGATTATAACATATGAGCGAATTAGAGTTTTTTAAATTTATACAACAAATGGAAAAAGAAGTATACGATATTATACCATTCTTTGAGGAATTAGATTATGACGAAGCAGAAAATTAATTTATCAGTTAATCCATCTTATCATTGTAATTTTAGATGTTCTTGGTGTTATCTTACACCTGAACAATTAGGCGATACTAAAACTATAAGTGATGAAAGATTAAATGAATTACTAGCAGAAGTTTCTGCTCATAGAGAAATTAATCATATTGATTTATATGGTGGTGAGATTGGTATATTAAAGAAAGAACAATTAAAGAACATCACAGAAGTTATTAGACTTTATTATAAAGATAGAATTAATATCAATACAAATTTATCTGTATTAAGAGAAGAATTTTTTAATCCCGATTATTATTTAAGTGTTAGTTATGATTTAGAGACTAGACAAGACTATGAAAAAGTTAAAGATAATATGGCGAAACTTCCAGTTGATTTTTCTATATTATGCTTAGCAACAAGAGAAGTGTTGAGCCGCTCTAGCGAACATTGGTGGCAAACATTTAATAATATTAACAAGTTGAGTATAGACCAACATAAAGAATCTCATCTTAAAAGTGTAGAATTAAAACCTTATAGTTCTAATCAAGCAAATGACCAAAAGATAACACATACAGAATTTGAAAACAAAGTTTTAGATTTATTAATGCTGGAAAAGGGATCAAAAGATGGTGATTATAATTTTGTAAATAGAGATAAAATAATAGACTCGTTAAGTGGAAAATATAACGCTTATAGTGATGACCACTTATATATTACACCAAATGGTAAATTCGCTGTATTGGAATTTGATAAAGACGATAGAGAATACTTTTTAGAATTAAATAGTTTTAAAGAATACGAAGATTGGTGTATAAAAGAAAAAGAAAAGACCATATCAGATATTTGTAAAAAATGTGAATACCTAGGCGGTTGTTTAACTGAACATTACAAGTATGTTGATAATTTAAAAGATGGTTGTAATGGATACAAGTATGTTTTGGATACTTATCAGTTTAAATATGGCAAATAGAGCATTTTGTATTGGTAATGGAAGAAGTAGAAAAGGTTTTGATTTAAAAACTTTAAAACCTCGTGGTGTAATATTAGGTTGTAATAATCTTTATAAAGATTTTGTACCAGATATATTGGTTGCAAAAGACGCTCCAATTATGCACCACATTTATAATTCTGGATATTGTTATACAGCTAAATGTTTTTTTAAAAATTGGATAACGATACCTGAAGCTAAATTTGAAACTACACTACACAAGTTATTTCCTGGGTATAGACATTTAAGAGCAATAAGAAAATCAGGTCAGTTAATAGAAAATGGTAGAGCAGGTTCAAGTGAGTTTGTATTACACGGATATAATGATGAAGAAACTAAAAAGAATATGGTATGTGTAAGTTGGTCTACAAAAGATTATGTTATTAATATAGCAGACATAGTAAGAGACGCCGAACAAATGGATTGGTCATCAGGTCCTTTAAGTGGTTATATTGCTTGTAAAGATATTAGAGAATTAAAAGAAGTCTATCTAGTTGGACACGATTTATATAGTGTGGGTAAAGGATTTAATAATATATATGCAGGACAGAAATTTTATAAAAAAGATACGCACCCTAGTAATTATTATGTACAAGGTTGGATACTAGAATGGAAACAATTGTTTAAGTGGTATCATTGGATTAAATTTTATAAAGTTAACAAAAAAAGTTATTTAAATATAAACATTCCTGAATGGAGCGATTGTAAAAATTTGGAGTATATAAGTTATGAAAGAATGGAAGCTCAAACAAGAAATTTACCATAGACTAAATCCTACTCACTCGGATATGTTAATGGATAAAGAGATATCCTTAATATGGGGTGACCAAGATATAATAGATTACGCTATTAAACATTGGAACGAAAGAGTAGATAAGTTTATATATCCTGCAAAGAGTTATTGTGTAGCGATATGTTATGCGAAGTGGATAGAGAGAGATTATGGAGATAACTTTTGGGACTTATTAAATGACCAAGCGTTATTGTATAGTAATGACCCATACTTTGAAATATATAAAGACAAGAAACATATTTACAATCCAATAATATCTGCTTTCCCAGAGGATGAAACTTTAGGAATGATACCTGATATTAGGGATTGGTATGAAAAAGAAATAAGATACGATACTGGAATTAGTATAAATAGTAAATATAAGGAGAAATAATTATGGCTATTAAGATTAATGGAAAAGACTATGATGAAACGAAGTTTGACGACAAGACTAAAAATTATGTCATTGCTCGTCAGGAACTTGTTCAAAATCGTGCTAGGTTGGAGATTGAAGCGGAAAAAATTGAGGTATTGATAAGATTTTATAATACTAAAATTTGTGAATTCTTAGGAATTGACCCCAATGCTCCTAAAGATAATACCGTAGAAACAAAAACACCAATATTAGAACCAAAAACAGAAAATAAAGTAAAGTAGAGATATTAAATGGCGGCGATTGCTAACTTACGAATAGACCAAGGCACTACATTTTCAAGCAATATTAGTTTAGCAGGAGATGATGGAAAGGCTTGGGATTTGACTGGATATACCATAGAAGCTAAATGTGCTAAAGGGTATGAAAGTACAAAAACAAGAATTGCTATGACGACTGCTGTAGCGAATCCACTAACAGGAATTATCACATTATCATTAACTTCAGCACAGACAGCGGCTTTAGACGCACCAACTAGATATGTCTATGATGTAGAAGTTACTAGGACAGCAGATAGCGTAGTTACCAGGGTTATAGAAGGGATTATAACCGTTCGCCCTAATGTTACCGTTTAAATTCTTTAATAGTAATTAGTTTTCAGTTCCTAATTGGTATAAATATTAACAATAAGGGAGAAAACAAGTGTCTCAAATAAAAGCTAGAATAGACTCAACGATTAGTAGACCTCAGCAAGTATCAGTTACTATGCCTGCAGGAGCAGCTGCTCAAACTGCTGTTACTAATTCAACTTTGAAGCTAAGACTTTTAGCAGATGTTGACTCAACTTCTTTATTAGATGGTTCAATGATTCAATATTCTTCAACAAGTGATAAATTTGTTGTAAGAGACGAAATCACAACTACAACAGGTTCAATAACACTAAACGGTGGTTCATATTAAAGAGAGAGAATAATCTATGTCAACAATAATAAAGATAAAAAGAAGTTCAACAACAGACAAACCTAGTATATTAAAACTTGGAGAATTAGCTTTATCATATGGAACAGGAACTGCAGGAAATCATGGAGATAGATTATTTGCTGGTACAGGTGGGGTTGACGGAAGTGGTAACGCAAATGATATTGATGTAATTGGTGGTAAGTATTTTACAACTTTATTTCCAACTACAAACGGTACCGTTACTGCTGAAAAATTAATAACAACAGATTCAAACAATAGAATTGACCAATTGGTAGTTGGTAACGCACTTGCCGATTCAGGTCAATTGACATTTAACGAAGCATTAAACAACGGTTCAAATAATGTTGTTTTAAAAGCTCCGTTATCATTAACAAATTCATCTACACTTTTATTACCTGATGGTGCTGGAAGTGCTGGACAATTTTTAAAAGTAACCACAGCAAGTGGTTCAGAAGCTCAATTAGGATTTGATGATGTAGATACTACATTAACTATCCAAGATAGTGCTGCTGCTACAATTAACTATCAAACAAATGCTACTTTATTATTAACTGGTGATGGAACAATTGATACAGCGGTTACTGCAAACACGGTTACAATAAAAGTACAAGACGCTTCAATTGGAACAACTCAACTTACAGACGGTGGTGTAACTAATGTTAAATTAGCAAATACTGACACAACATTAGGTTCTACTGCTTTAACTCTTGGTCAAACGGTTACTGATATTGCAGGATTAACAAGTGCTGTTGTTGATGACTTGACTTTAAATGGAGTTGATATTTCAACAACTGCTGGTAATAAAGACATTACTTTAACTCCACACGGAACTGGTGTTGTTACCGTACCTAGTGGATATAAAGATAGAGCAGGTTTTGGTTCTGACGCATTAGCAACTAAAGAGTATGTTGATGGATTTACTTCAGGATTAGATGTTAAAGAAAGTTGTAGAATTACTACAACAGCTAATTTAACGGTTACTTATGACCAAATAAATGCTAGATTAGATAATGCTGATACTCAAGCGGCTATAACATTGGATGGTGTTGCATTAGCATTAAACGATAGAGTTTTAGTTAAAGACCAAACAGAAAAAAGACAAAATGGAATTTATTATGTATCAATCATAGGTGATGGTTCTACTAACTGGAGATTGGTAAGAGCTACAGACGCAAATAGTGGAGCTAAATTAACAGGTGGTTCATTTACTTTTGTTGAAGAAGGAACGGTTAATAGTGATAATGGTTATACATTTACTCACTCTGGTTCACCTACAATGTCTGATGGTACTTTATCAAACAATACAGAATTAGGAGTATCTCAATTTTCTGGTGCTGGACAAATAGTTGCTGGTTTAGCTCTTGTAAAAGCAGGAAATACTTTAGATGTAAATGTAGATGATTCTTCAATTCAAGTTATATCAGACAAAATACAAATTAAAGCTTTAGGAATTACAAACGCTATGTTAGCAGGAAGTATTACTGCTGCTAAACTTGATAATCCTAACATTACATTAGCAAGTGATAGTGATACAGGTAGTCCTAGTACAGCTATAGAAGGAACTTTAACATTAACTGGTGGAGAAGGAATTGATACTTCTGCTTCTGGTTCAACAATAACAATTACTGGAGAAGACGCTACGATAACAAATAAAGGAATCGCTTCTTTTGATACTGACACTTTCACGGTAACAAGTGGTGCTGTTGCGGCACATACAATTGATGGTGGACCATACTAATGGCTTATCAAGTAATAAAACCAAAACGAAGTTTTACCGCTTCATCTATTCCTGGGACAGGTGATTTAGAAATTGGTGAATTAGCAATGAATCTTACTGATGGTAAGTTTTATTCTAAACTCAATTCAAGTACCGTTAAAGAAATGGGTGGTGCTACAGCAATTGATATAGACACCGTATTAAGTGCAGGAGCTATTTCAACAAATGATTTAGTTTTTAATAATGCAAATATAGTATTTGAAGGTGCTACAGCTGATTCGTATGAAACAACTTTATCGGTTGAGGATCCAACAGGAGATAGAACCGTTAAGTTACCAGATTCAAGTGGAACATTAGCTTTAGCAGGAGATATTCTTGCTTTTGCTGTTGTATTTGGAGGATAATAAGATATGGCTAGTGCTTTTAAAAATACTGGACAGGAAAATGTGATAGTTAATGACGCTACAGCAGATGTATACACTTGTCCTGCTAATGCGACTGCTGTATTACACGCTGTTTATATTTCTAATACAAATCCTGCTACTCAAGCAGTAGTAGATGTTTCAGCAACGATTGATGGTGGAACAACTTTTAGGAGTATAATAAAAGGATGCGTTATTCCACAAAATAACACATTTATATTGGATAAACCAATAAATTTAGAGGCAAGTGATAAGTTAAGAGTAGTGAGTAATGTAACTCTCACGGATACATTTTTATCCATATTAGAGAACACATAGGTCATAAGATAGATTATAAATAGTATAAATATAAGGAAGAGGAATTAAATTTATGGGATTAGCATTACCAACAGGAGCAAGTCAGGCAGTTGCAACAGACGCTGCTGGATTTCAGATTTCTAATGAGTATGCCATGCACGCCATGAACCGTGATGAGAATGGACTATTAATTTACTCTTTGACAAAATTAGATAGTACAGATTTGATTGAAGTTAATGACGGACAAGGATTTGGTTATAATGGTTTTGAAGGTCTTGCAATTGGGAAAACGAGTGCAGGAGTTGTTCAGAATACTTTACAGAATACTTATGATGAAGGTTCGGATGACCATTTTGAAACGAATGCTAAATATAGAAAGTATCAACAAGTTAGATTTGACGGATTGAAACTTTTTTATTTTCTTAATGATGATGGTATGTTAGTTGCTAGATACCAACACGATTTTTTATATGCAACTGGTGACCAAGAAAGTGCAACAACAAATAGTAATTGGATACCACCTGGTGGAAATTATTACACACAAGCAAATCAGGAAAGGTATTTCTAAAACAAAAATTAGAGAGATTTAAAAATGGCAGATTTTATTTTAGGTAGACTTAAATTTCACTTTAAAGGTGATTGGGTTACCGCAACAGCTTATATTAAAGATGATGTAGTTAGATATGGTGGTAATACTTTTGTCGCAATAGTAAACCATACTTCTTCTGCACTTTTTGAAACAGAACTTGTAGCAACAAAATGGAAAAAATTCGCAGCTGGTACTGAATGGAAAGGTGTTTGGACAGCTACTACTTTCTATAAAGTAGATGATGTAGTACAATGGGGAGGTTCTACCTTCGCCTGCAATACTGCTCACACTTCACAAGCAGATTTATATGACGACACAGCAAAATGGACATCTTTTGTTCCAGGGTTTGCGTGGAAAGGTACCTACACAAATGGTACTGCTTACAAAGTTAATGATTTAGCAAAATATGGTGCTAATGTTTATATCTGTACCGTAGAACATACTGCCGCTTCTACAATAGATACAGCAAAATTCGCCGTATTCGTTTCTGGATTAGAATTTGAAGATTCTTGGAATTCAGGAACAGCTTATCAAGCTGGTGACATTGTAACTTACGGTGGTTATAATTATGTTGCTGAACAACAAAATTCAAATGAAATACCATACAACAACGCTTCCAATTGGGTAGTATTAACTACTGGTTGGAAAATGCAAGGCACATACGCTGGTGCAACTGCATATAAAACTGGTGATGTTGTTAGATACGGTGGTCATACATATGTTGCAACAACAGACGCACAAGGAATAGTTCCAACAACAACTGCAAATTGGGATTTATTAAATGAAGGATTTAATTGGAGGGATGATTGGACAGACGCAACTGATTATGCTCCAGGAGATGGTGTTAACTATGGTTCATCATCTTATAGATGTAAATTAGCTCACACTTCTTCTGCTGTTGCAGGAGACGCTAAACGACCAGATTACGATAGTGGTGGAGTTTATTGGGATTTACTTGCTGAAGGTGATACAAACGCAACTCTAACTACAAGAGGTGATATTTTAACAAGAGACGCAACTCAACGAGCTAGATTAGCTGTTGGTACTACTGGTTCATTATTAAAATCAGATGGTACAGATGTCGCTTGGGCAGTACCTGGAGTTACAACAGCTGTTTATTTTGTTGGCAAACACGGTGCTGATAACGATCCTGCTTCTGATTCAGGAAGAGGAACATCTTTAGAAAAACCTTGGTTAACAATTCAATACGCATTAACTTGGATGGCAGTAACAGGTAATATTGCTGCTGCTACAAACAAAATACTTTATGTTAAAACAGGAGAATATGAGGAGGCATTGCCACTTATAGTTCCTGCTAATACAGCTTTAATTGGTGACGCATTAAGAAGTACAAAAATTGCTCCTGCTTCAGGAAATTCAACTGCTTCAGGATTAACAAGTACACCTAACGCAAGAGCAGATATGCTTAGAGTTAGAAATGGAACTACGGTTAGAAACTTTACATTTTCAGGAATGCTTGGAACAAATGGAAGTGATGACTCTTTTGGAGTAGCACGACCAAATACTGCTGACGGTGCAAGTCGTTCAGGAGTATGTATTGCTTTAGATCCAGGTTCTGGAGTATCAGATACTTCCGTTCACATTACAGATAAAGAACCTTCTATAGAAAATTGTACACACATTGGTACTGGTTCTGTTGGAATTAAAGTTGATGGTTCATTACACAACGCTGGATTCATATCAATTTTTGCAAATGATTTTACACAAGTTAGTTCTGACGGTGTTGGAGTATGGACTTTATCAAACGCTGTAGCTGAATTAGATTCAGTATTCACTTATTACTGCCACCACGGCTATCTTGCTGATAGTGGTTCTTTAATTAGAGGTTTGAACTCAAACAACTCTTATGGAGAATATGGTTCAACAGCTGCTGGTATTGACGCTGCTGAAACAGCTTATACTGGTGCTGTAGATTTACAAAACAACGAGGCAATAGTTGGAAGAACATTAATTGCTGATGGTAAAATTGGAAGATTAGAAATGGAATATGCTGGGGAAGGTTATTCTTCTTCAACAATAACTATTGGTGGAAGTGGAACTTCTGCTGCTGTTACTGGAGATTTAAGTGATGGTGCTATAGAACATATTACGGTAAATACTACTGGCGCAACACAATTCTCATCTTCTTCTGCTTTAGATTTTAGATATGCACAAGGAGGAACTACAAGTACAATTATCCTTAATGCTAGTGATACACAAGCAGATGACTTTTATAATGGAATGAGAATTAACATTTATCAAGGTACTGGTTATGGTAGTACTGGAACGATAAGTGATTATGTTTCTTCTACAAAAACTGCTACGGTACAAAAAAATAATAGTAGTGCAGGATTTGATGTCTGGGTAAATTCTGGATTATCAGCTGCTACTACTTTTGATTCAAGTACTGGATATGAAATAGAACCAAAAGTTGCTATCTCTGGTGGAGGTTCTCCAAGTAGAGAAGCTCTAGTTAGAGCAGTTATAGTAGATGGATTACTTTCAAAAGTTTTAATTTTAGATGGTGGTGCTGGATATTCTTCTGCACCTACGGTTACATTAACAGACCCTAGTGCTGGAACGCTTGGTACTGCAACAGCAACAATCGGAGATGGAGTTATATCTCGTACAACGGTTGGTACTGCTGGTACAGGATACAAACAAGAAGACACAACTGCTACGGTTGCTGGAGATGGTTATGCTGAAATATCAAGTGAAGGAACTGCCTTTGTTAGAGTAGATGGATTATCTAAAGAACCTGCAGGTGGAGATGTAATAGAGTTTGCTGGAATATCTGGACAAGCTTATTATGTTGTTGGAGTTACAGGATATTCTGCTGGTGCTGGAACGGTTAGAGTTAGTCCTAAATTTACAACTTCTAATAAACCAACTAATAATGAAACAGCAACTTTAAGAAGTAATTACTCAAATATCAGATTAACTGGACACGACTTCCAAGATGTTGGTACTGGAGATAGTACAACAACTAATTATCCAGGTACACCAAGTCAATCTGCGGATTCAAATGATGAAATAATTGAAGTAGATAGAGGAAGAGTATTCTATTCTGCAACTGACCAAACTGGTAACTATAAAGTAAGTAACTTATTAAATGTTGACCAATCAACTGGTAAAGCAACATTAACTGCTGAAGACCTTGCACTTTCTGGATTACAAACATTAAGTTTGGGTTCAACTGCTCAAGGAAATTTTGGCGCTACAATTAACGAATTTAGTACTGACGGAACACTATCAGGTAATTCTGATACTGCTCTTGTAACTGAAAAAGGTATTAAAACTTATGTAGCTGAACGACTTGGAGGAGGACAAAACGATTTATCTGTTAATTCAATAACAGCTGGTAGTGTTTATACTTCAGGTGGAACAATAACAACAACAGGATTAAGTGGAACAGATGTAAACTTAACTATCGGAACACAAAACTCTGGTATAATTACTCTTGCTGCTCAATCACAAACAAGTATTACACCAACAACTGCAAACGACCTAGTTAATAAGTCATATGTTGACGCACAAGGAACACCAACATTACAAACACTTTCAATTGATGATATGGATTTAGCATTAAAAAGAAGAGTTATTACTAATGCTAATGAACTTGTACAGAAAGAAAGTGTGTTTTTTGATGGAACGGATGCNACTGAAGGNTTTGAATTTATTAACGGCACTATGCACATAAACATAGATAATGCTGGGGATTTNGTAATAGAAACAATATAAATAATATTAGAAATAGGAAATAAACAATGGCAACAACAAAAACTAGAATCGGTAACTTGTTTTTCAATTATCAAGGTGAATATTCAAGTACAAAGACCTATCATAAAGATGATGTTGTTATATACAACAACACAGATTGGATTTGTACTAAAAATTCATCAACAACTGGAACTGCACCAGTAGATAATCAACGAAGATATGTTAGATTGACTAAAGCTGTTTCTGCTGGAACAGGTGCAAACGCATATAAATGGGATGGTGAAGCAACTTGGCCGCAAGAAGAAGTACAATATAAAGTTGGCGATACATTGGTTTTATACCAAGATGGTGCCGACTTTGATGATAACCGAGTAGCATTTTCTAACTCTTCTTCAAATAAAGCTACAAATCTTTGGCATACAGATGTAACTTATTTACTAGATGGAAAAGCTGTAGGTGCTGGAACTGCTGTTGGAGATTATTTTAACGACACTACTTTCAACAATGCTGCTACTAGAGAAATAAGAATAGATATTACAAAAGAAACACCTAAAGAAATTTATGTGTTTAATTTTCAAAACGCTTCTGCTTTTTGGGGTCCTAAAATAGTTGTTGCTGACCATGCAATTTGGAAACCAATTAGACAATCATTTAATTGGAGAGGCGAACACGATAACACTAACGATACTGGTTCATATTTAACTTACTACACAAATGATATAGTTAAAGTATTTGTAGATGTAGATAATGATTATCTTCATTCTACAATGAACCAAGAGCATATTCAAAGAGTAAGAGCTACTTATATTTGTATAAGAGAACATACTTGTGATGGTACTAACAAATTTTTACCTTGGGACCAAGAAAAAGATACAGACGATTGGAAATATTGGGAAAGAGTTTCAGAAGAAATGCAATTTGATGATGAGGTTATTACCGATAGTGGTGCTGTTGCAACAATTACTAATGTATCAGCTGGTTCTCCAAGTAGACAACCAGGATATTATGAAAGTGTTAATTGTATTAATGTAACTGCTGCTGCTGAAAATTCAGGTGCAGGAAGAACTGGTGGATATAATACACCAATGTTTGATGTTGAAATAGAAGGATATCAATCTGCAAAAACTTGGACGGTTGAAAGTGGTGCTCATTACAAAAGAAAAAAAGGAATTTATAAAAATTTAACTCACACTTCTTCAACTGGTGGTGGTGGAAACTGCTATTGGGATTTTGAAGTAGACCAAGACGGTGAAGTTATTGTTTCAACACTTACTAAAAAACTTCTTAATGGTCAAATGGGTGGACTTGGATACGCTATAGACGAAGAATTAACTTTCGCTGACGCAGGTTTTGGTGGCGGTGGTGCTCCAGATGTTGTATTAAAAATATCTGCAATAGGAACTTGGGGTGCTTTACTTATTAAAGTATCTCCAGACCAAAGACACGGAAGACAAAGAAGTAAGTGGGACAACGACAATGACACTCCTTTAATGGGCGGTGAAAATAACGCTGTTTCTGACCAACTAAAATTTGATGGATATATATTTTATGCTTCTTCATCTCCAACCTTTGATGTTGCAAGTACACAGAAAAAAGCTAGAGGATATCAACATAGATATTCAGGTAATAGATTAGAGTGTATGAGTTTATGTAATACAAGTGGTCCACTTGGAGACGATAACAAATATTACAGATTGCCAGGACAATTCCAACAAGCGAATTGTGTTAACTGGCCTTGTTTCATAAATGGTCGTGGTGGAATTACAAGTTGGGGTTCAAACTCAACTGGACAAGCTGGACTTTATATAGATGGTGTACTATCAGGAGTTGGAATGACATTCCCATTCCTAGATTGGTATAGAAGTTCTGATAATGGAGGTTCTGGTATTCATACAACTCCAGATAAAGAAACGCCAAAAGCAATTCAATTAATATCTGGATATGAGTGTGGTATGGCATTATTTAATAATGGCGAAATATACCATTGGGGTTACGGAGGTCAAGGACAAAGTGGTGACGCTTCTACTACAAGCAGAAATTTTCCAGTTAGACCTGGTGGAACATACCAAGAAGTTTATGCTGCTGCTAATACTTCAACACATACATTAATGGAAACTAGAATAAATAGAATTTGGATGTCTAATTGGGGTGGAAACAATAATGTTAACTCTCATAGTTGCTATGCGTTAGATTCGGATGGCGAAATGTGGGCTTGGGGTTATAACAACTATGGTCAATTAGGAGATAATACAACAACTGATAAAACTAGACCACAAAAAATTTCAAAAAGTACTTATTTTAATAATAATAAAATTCTTGCTTTCTGGACTGCTGGTGCTCAACACGCTTTCTGTTATGCGCTTGATGACGAAGGAAAATTATATAGTTGGGGATACAATGGATATGGACAACTTGCAAACGGTAACACAACTAATCTCCATGTACCAACTGAAATAACAAGTCCTGTTTTTGATAATGTTGGAGCGTCAAGTATAGGTGGTATTAAAAAATTATTAATAGATTCTGAAGCTTCATATGGAAGAGTTGCTATTCTTACTGACAAAGGCCAAATATTTTGGACAGGAAGAAACGAATTTGGATGGGCGATGATGGGAAATACTACAGATGTTAGTACATTTACAAAAATGTCTAGTGGACCTGGATCCGGAAGTTATGGAACTTGTTCTAATATGTGGTTTACTGGAAATGGAAGATATGCTTCTTTCTATACAAAAGACCAAGTTGGTAATATTAAGTGTTGTGGATACAATGCTAACTATGAACTTGGTATAGGAAATTCAACTAACCAAACTTCGCCAGTAACACCTAAATGGCAGATTAATGGAACAACAGCAACTGATTTAGAAAACATTAAAGACATTGGTTGCAATAGTGAATATGGTAACGAATGGATGTGTAATGTTTGGGTATTAACTTATGACGGATTTATGTTTAATGTTGGAAGAAACAACTATGGATTAGGATGTCAAGGTTGGTCTTCTAGTTATAACGACAGACAATCTACAAATGGAATAGAAGAAACAGATGATTATTATTTCCAAATGCAAAGAATGCCTAATTTCGCACATGGCAGAATTGAAGATGTAAGAGGAAGAGGATATTACTCTAGTGATGGTAATAGATACCACTTTAGAGAAGTTAGAACTTTTGATAACAGGTACTTATTGTGGGGTTATGGTGGATCTTATATTATGGGACAAAATGATGGTGATTACCACTCAATGGCACAACCACCTGTGTTATGTTAATAAATATAATTAAGATAGGGAAAAATTAAAATGGCAAAAATAAATCTCGGAAGAATTAAATTACAATTCCAAGGGGAATACGATAGAGAACAACTATACAGAAGAGACGATATAGTATACCATTCTAACGCAATGTGGATACTAACAAATGAATATCTTGCTGATGGTTCAAGCGCATATGCTCCTGGAAGTAAAGTAGTTGGATATAATGTAAAAGAAAGAACTGGTGGTAACTGGTCGCAAGATCCAGATTACAACGGTGCTGACGCATTTAACTATACACAATATTGGACAGAAAACGAAAGAAAAGGCGAAAGACAAAGAACCGACCAAGATGGAAACCCTATCAAATATAATTCTACTTACGGTTCTAACGAAGAAGGCGCAAATGAACAATCTTGGAATCAAATAGATACAGCATTGGGAACGGTTGTTCGTCATCAAACTCACTTAATGGATGAATATGATTCTATGTTTAGAGAAACAGAAGATGATTATTCAGAAATGGATACTTACAATGGTTATGAACAAACTTATTTTAGATACCACTACAGACCAATAGATAATTCTTTTGAAGTACAGGTTTCTATTTCAGGTGGTGTAGCAGATTTTAAAATTGATAACAGACTAGGTTCTGATACTAAAGGTAGACAATTCGCTGGATATAGAAACTTTGAGTTTGTTAGAGAAGGTCATAGATACAATTTTATTCAACAAAAAAATTCAAACAAATACTATCCAATAGGATTTTCTTATACTGCTGATGGTATTCATAATGCAAATAATTTAGGTAAGTCATTAGGACAGGATCCTGATGGACCTTATTATGTAAAAGGAACAACTTCAACTGGTGATAGTGGTTTCTTTTCACCAATGTATAAAACAGAAGCTTCTGCTATCGCTGAAGATACAAGACGAGGTGGTGGTGGTGCTGCTCACAAATTAACTTTTGACCAAGGTGATGTACCTGGTTGGGAAACTCAATCAGTTGCTTTACAAGGTCATAAACACGCTGATGGCACACAAAGAAAAGATACGCAAGTTTCAGTATTAACAGACGCAAGTAATAACACTTATTTACAAGTTTCAAATTCTTGGAAAGGAACAACTACTGGTGGAGTTGCTTCTTCTGAAAGAAAAACGATTTATTTACATACTGGCGATACTACAGAACATCACGCACAAACAGGAACAACATATTCTTATGTTTATGTTGACGGTGCATTACAAGTTAATTCTAATATAACAGCTGTAGTAACACAAAGTAGAGACGATACAACAACTTTAAATGCTGGTGCTGGAAGACAAAGATTATTAATTAATGGAAAACCAGTTTATCAATTAGTTGCTGAAGCTTCTACCGTTGTTGTTGGTGGTATATCTGGTGATTATCAAGGAATAGATAAGACTGGAACTGGAACAACTACTGCATTGGGTTCAACTCCAACTTCTAACGAAGATAAGATTGAACTTTATATGCCGAAACTTACGGATTCAACAGAAAATACTGAAAGAACTTTTGAAGTTTCTGTATCAGGAAGTAAATTTCATATAGATGGTTCATTGGCAACTGCTGAAACGGTTAAATTAGAAGAAGGAAAAACTTATAAGTTTGACCAATCTGATTCAACTAACGCAGGACAAACATTAACTTTCTCAACAACTAGTGATGGAACACACGCTAGTGGTTCTGCATACACAACTGGAGTAACCCATTATGGTACTCCTGGAAGTGCTGGTGCTCATACAATAATTAAATTACAAGCTGGTGTAGCTAAACTTTATACTTACTCAGCTGAAACAGCTTCCTATGGATTCGCAACAGAAACTTATGATATGTCTGCAAATCTTGGTAAATCATATGCTCCTGGTAATCTACCAAAATGGAGAGGATATGGTAAAAACGGATGGGTTAAATATTACCTAGACGGATATCAAGTAGATGAAAATACTTACATTGAATGTTTCTTTAAATCGGATCAAGCAGATTACGATTATCAATACCCACAAGAAATGGATAATGGAAGATGGAAAGGTGGAAATCAATACAATTTCTTAAACAAAGGTGAGAGAACGGTTGAATTAACGGTTCCTTATCAAACAACTCAATCTGAAGCTGAAAAAACGGTTATCTATCCATTCTGTTTAGAACCAACTACTGCTACTAGAGCAACTACTGGTATGTACAATAGTTCTGGTTTCTCAATTGAGAAATCTTGGAGAGGTTTCAAACATTGGGACAAAATACAATCATCTTTAAGATTTAGAGGTGAATATTCTACTAACACACAATACAATTACAATGATGTTGTGTCTTACAAACCTTTCAAAAAATTAACAAATGAAAAATGGTATACACAAGGTACTGGATTATACAAAGCAATAAGAGATAGTAAAGGTAGACCACCTCAACACGGTCACCAAGAACCAACAAGGTCTCCTTTAATGACAAAATCTTCTGTTACTGCTGGAAAATTAACTGGATACGGTGAACACGAAAATAATAATACAACAGGAAAAAATTATCCTCCACATATTCAATCATATCATAATGCTTGGGAATCCTTTGCAGGTATGAATGCACAAGAACAATGTGCTGGAGTTTGGTTCCCGAATAGGGGTCCAATCGGATGGCCGTTTAAACATGGTCGGTCTGAATCTGCCAATACTTACAGAAACCATATGTACATAGATAAAAATGGTGCATTATGGACAATTGGGGAAGGTAGTTCAAGCAGCGATATGCACCACGCTAGGTCGTCTTCATACTTTAGAGAAGTATGTTTTAGATGGAGAGATTTTTACAATTCTGAAAGCAGAAACGAAGGTGGTTATAATAATAGACGAGGACCTAAATGGTCTCGTTATGACAGAATGAGAACACCTCGCTGTATACAGATTGAACAAGGATACGATTATACAACCGTTCTATTTGATAATGGTGAATTATTCCACGGTGGTTATGGTGGTCACGGTCAACAAGGTACTGGTTTTGATGGTAATCCTAATGTTCCTGTATCACCTGATGGTGTTGAAAATGTACACTTTATTAAAATCACTCATAATATTCAAAATGAAGATAGTACTCATACGATATGCTGTTTAACAGATGAAGGTGATGTATACACTTGGGGATTCAATAGTTATGGTGAAGTTGGTGATGGTAGAGCTACGCATACTTATGGACCTAAAAGAATTCCAAGAGAATGGTTTAATGACGAAAAAATTATAGACATTACTTGTCAAGGAACAGATGGTACTAGTTTTTATGCTAGAACTTCACAAGACAACATTTATGCTTGGGGATATAATAACATTGGTCAATTAGGAGATACAACAACCGTTAACAAATATAGACCAATATTACAGACAGGATTTAACGCTTCAGATAACGGCGGTATCGCTGTATGGCAAGCTAATTCAGGAACATCACACTCCTCTTTCCATATATTAGATGGAGATGGATACATTTGGAGTACAGGTTATAACAACTATAGTCATTTCTTTGATAATACAACAACTGATAGAAATACTATGACAAAAGCAGATATTGCTCCTGGTGGAGATATAGTTGACTTTTGGACAATGAGATACAATGGTTATCATACATCTTTTGTTAGATTGAAAAATGGAGAAACTTGGACTGCTGGATTCTCTGGAACTTATTACAATTCAGGTGATGGTGGACAAGGAACAAACACAGCTCCAGTTCAAGTAGATAAAATTAATAACTTGAAAGAAGTTGCACTTTGCAATACTTATTCTGACCAATGTAGAAGTTATTGGTTAACAGATAACGGTGAATTCTTTTGTCAAGGTAGGGATGTTTACGAATCTATGCCTAATCCTCTTGCTGGAGATAGTTGGAATGGTGAAGATGGAACATACAAACCATACCACGCTTATGTACCTGCAGGAACTAGAATAAGAACAATGTGTATTCAAGGTATTGACCAAGGTACTTCCTATTATGGATTACAACCTTGGGTAGGAACCGAAGACGGACAATGTTTACTTTGGGGATTTTCCAATGCTAATAACTTGGGACATCATGGACCTGCTACTTATTCAAATACAGGAAGACCTTTGATGTGGGGTGCTTGTAATGGAAGATAACATTAATAGTATAAATAGAAGTATTAACAAACAATAACGGAGAAAATAAAATGGCAAAAGTAATATATTCAATGACTGCTGGAATAGCGCAGGATGCTGATTATACTGCACCTGTAGGTGATACGCCAATTAGTTTAGGAGAAGTAGAAGGTAAAACTTATTTTTCTATAGATGATGGTAATACTACTATCACAACTGATGGCACAAACGCTTCAAAATATGGTGTGGCTGTAGTATCAGACGCTGATGAAAAAGTAAAAGTCAAAAATGCAAGTTCTCATGTAACACAAGGACTAAGCACTTTAGATAATGAGTTCCTTACAGGAAAAAGTATGATAGACCTTTTAGCAGATGTCGCTGACTCAACAGGAGCAACAACAACTGCAATAGCAAATCATAAAACAGCAAAAGCTACATTTTTAACAGATTTAGGATTTTAATTAATAAATTTAGAAAATAGGTAATAGTAAATGGCATTAGATATTAAAAATTTTAAAGTAACCTGGAAAGGCTCTTGGAAAGATAAAGAATCTTACGATAAAAATGATGTGGTTTATTGGAGAGGTAAAAGTTATAGATGTATAGAAGATACACCTACTCACTATACAATTTCTTCTGAA